CGACGTTCACTTTCCCTGCTATCACGCCAAGCACAAACACCTTTGAGCTAGTAGCAAACACTAGGACGTTTCAGAGTCCGCTGACCAATGCGATACAGACATCATCGCGCAAAGGTTCGTTGTGGCGGGCTAGCCTGCAGTTCAACAATCTGTCGGGTGCTGATCGTAAAGTCATGCAAGCGTTCTTGGTCAAGCTGAACGGTCAAGAGCATAGGTTCACGCTTCACGATCATTCTCACACACGCCGAGGTGCGGGAGGCGGGACGCTTAGGGTCAACGGCGGCACTCAGTCTGGCACCAGCTTGGTGTGTGATGGAGCGACTGCAAGCGTTGCCAACTATTTGAGGTCGGGCGACTATATATCGTTCAACAACGAGCTTCATATGGTCGTCGCTGATGCCAATTCGGACGGCTCAGGCAACATCACGTTGTCGATAGCTCCACCCATACGGAAAACGCCAGCAGACGACACAGTAGTTGATTATACGGTGCCGGTATCAGGTGTGTTTTTGCTGGCTGGCCCAGCATCGTGGCAAACAACCCCGTCCATCACGTCGAGCTATACGATTGAAGCGGTTGAGGATGTTCTAGCGTGAGTCGAGGGTTTCCGACAAACGTTGCCAACGCGCTCGCAACTCAGCACGTCAGTCTCGTCACCTTTGTGCAACTGGCATTCCCGTCAGGAACCGTCTATTTGCACAATTCAATCGGGACGTACACCTTCGGCGGCAATGACTATCTCGGAGTCGGCGATCTAGGGGCGATCAGCCCGCTGGAGGAAGGCGCAGACATCAGCCCCTACCAAATTACTTTGTCACTCTCTGGATTGGATTCGACCATCGCGGGTGCCGCACTCACAGAAGATTATTACATGCACGCCGTCACAGTTTTGCTAGGAGTGCTGAACGCAGACGATGCCTTGCTTGCTGATCCAACTGTCGTCTTTGAGGGGTTTATGGATCAAATGAATATCAGCGTCGGAGCAGACGGCGGCGACGTAATCACTTTGACTGCTGAATCGGAATTGGCGCGATTCGATAAAGCCTCGAACATCAAATACACAGACATCCAGTTGCAGAGCGAGTTTTCGGGTGATTTGGCTTTTGAGTTTATGCCAGACATTGAGGGCGCGAAGATACGCTGGGGTGATCCAACTTCTGATTCCGTGGCTGGTTCAGCGGGATCGCAGAACATAATTGACGGCAACGAAAGCGGCAGGCGGGGCAGATGAGTCCGGTTTATGCGGCTTTGAATAAGTGGAAAAGGCGGCCTTTTTCATACGGTGATGCAGACTGCTGCCAGTTTGTAGCGTTTATCGTGCGAGAGCTTACCGGAAAGGATTACGCTGCCGAATTCAATTATAGCTCGCAAGCTCAAGCGGAGCTGCTGATCGGGCGGCGCGGTGAGTTAATAGATCTAATCAGCAGCATTCTAGGAAAGCCTAGCGCGGAAATAGATGACGGCGACCCTTGCGTTGTTAAGCTTCCGATAGTTGACCAAGTTTGCGGAATCAAGTTAGGCGAGCATGTGGTTTGTTTGACATCGCACGGCATGGCTAGGGTGCCAGAGCGTCACCTATTAGCTGGATGGAGCGTTTAGATGGGTGAGGTTATAGCTGCCATCAAGCTCATCGGTAGTATAATCATCGGTGCAGTCGAGACCGTGGGCGTTATTGCCACCGGCGCATCCTTTGGCGCTGTTGGAAGCATCGTTGCAGGTGCCGCCATTCTGTCTGCGCCCTTGGCAATCAAGGGTCTGATGCCCGATTTAACGATGCCTCAATCGGACACAGATCGCACAAGGCAGCAAACAGTAAGGGGAACAATAGAGCCACAGAAAGTGGTCTACGGTCAGGCATTAGTCTCTGGCCCTTTGTTCTTCGTTGGTGTTGCAGGTACAGACAACAAAGATCTCTACCATGGTGTTGCCTTAACGGGGCATGAGGTAGAAGACATCACAGACATTCACTTCGACAACGAGGTGATAACCGATGCCCAAATTGATACCCAAGGCAGAGTCACGGCGGGTGATTTTGGCCCGACGACTGAAGCAGCGTCAGAGTTTATCTGTACGATTGAGCGCAAGAAGGGCACAACTACCCAGACATCTAGCACCCTACTGACTCCAACCTTCACCGCTTTCACTAGCTCTCATAGAGCGAGAGGCATCAGCTATCTCGTTACTAAGTGGCAGATGACAGACTCATCGCAGGAGATGTGGGATCGGTTGACACCGAGGGACATCAAGGCGCTAGTAAAGGGCAAAAACGACATTTATGACCCTCGATTAGAGGTCGCTGCGGGCGGTGCTGCGGGGGGTTCGCCGACTAACACAACATATCAAGCGTGGAGCGAAAACCCTGCTTTATGCGCTGCAAATTACCTCACAGATACTAAATTCGGCCTGGGTGTCGCTGCGAGCAAGATCAACTGGGCAGCAATCGTTACAGCGGCGGATATTTGTGACGCTACCGTCGCAATACCCAACAGCCAGACGCAAAAGCGATTCACCGCAAACGGTGTTCTGTACGCTACCGACAGCCACAGAGCCAATATCAATAAAATACTGTCGGCAATGAATGGCACTCTCATTTATGCCAACGGAGTGTATACCGTCCAAGCGGGTGCGTATGTCGCGCCGACTGAAGCCTTGACCGAAGACGATTTGGCAGGGCCGATAACCGTTAAGACAAGCGTAGAAAGAGGCAGCAGGTTCAACACGATTAGGCCGGTATTTATCGACCCAAGCCAGAATCACAAAAGCGTTGAGGCTCCAGAAGTACAACTGACCAGCGCAGTAAGCAGGGATAACAACGAGGTACTGCGCAGAGACTTACAGTTATCCTTTACCAATGACAGCTTCATGGCGCAAAGGCTTGCGCACAAGCAAATCCAACTCAGCGATCAGCAAAAGGTGATCAACTACCCTGCTAATCTGAGAGGTCTGCGCATACAGGTTGGGGATCGCGTCAGCGTTACGGTTAGCGATCTAAACTACAGCGCCAAGGTATTCCGTTGTGCGGCCTTTTCTTTCAGTGATACAGAGGATGGCGTTGTAAATCTGACGCTCGCAGAAGATGACTCTGGAAGCTACGCAGACCCGACGGCGAGTGAATACAGCACAATCTCGGCGAGTGGTGTCGTTACGGCGGGATTTAGGGGTGTCCCAGACCCTCAAAACCTCACGGCAACGTCTGGCCTCAAGCATATCGAACTCAACTGGACTAATCCTGCGAATCCCAAGCTATTCGAGACCATCGCAATCTATGCTTCTGCGGACTCCTCATGGAATAACGGACAACTGATTGGCGAGACTAGAGGCACTCAATTCTTTCACGATGCAGGTAACCCAGTTGATCCGCTCTCAATAGGCGACCAGCGATACTACTGGATCAGAGCGTTTGCCTATGCAGAGAACAAAAATAGCGCGAGCCCGTTTGTCAGGTCAGATCGCAACCCAGATAACGATACGTCAAATGTCCAAGCCACTGTCGGCCCAAATAATCCAAATTATGCCGACATCGTAGACGACACGCCGACGCAAAACCCGCCAGTCAATCTAACGCTTACGGAGACAACTGCGCTGGGCAACGATGGATCTGTTCTGCCTGCGGTCAAGGTGAAATGGACTGCGCCGACACCAAACACATACGTCCAGTTCTACGAAGTCCAATTCAAGCGCACAACTGCCGGTGAAATAGATTTAGGCGCGGTTGCCAACTCTTTCACATCCACCGTTGATTATGGGTCTGTAGCAGACGCTACAACTATTGAGTTAAATTTTGGTGGCGTCAATGAAGCCATCTCAGGCGCTGATCCCGACTTCTCCTCGGTCAACGTCTATGGTCTCTCGACTGTTGTTACCGGCATGAAAGAGCTTGAGGAGTTCCAGTTCCGCGTAAGGGCCGTCACAGTTACTGGCAAGGTATCGGCATTCGTTACCCTCAACATTACGCTCCAGGGCGACCAAACTCCTCCAGGGATTCCGGGCAACATCAGTGCAACTGGCGGCATCCAACAGATCAAACTCAACTACGACCTGCCTTCTGATAGCGATTTGGCATTCGTAGAGATATTTGAGAACACGGTAGACAACCAAGCCACCTCGACCTTAATTGTCAAAACCAAGTCGGATCAGCACACCGTCACTGGCTTAGGTAATAACGTCACGCGATATTACTGGCTCAGAAGCGCGGATCGCTCTGGCAACTTCTCTGGGAT